ATCTTCATACAATCGTAAAAATAAACCGACCATGGCTAAAACAATAATTATGGTGATTATATTTAGTATAATACTCAACATTCTTACATTTATATAACAAATTTATTTAGATTCTACTTCTTCACCTTCCTCGACTTCTCCTTCACCTTTCGTATCCTGAGCTTCCGTAGACGACTCGGAATTCTCCTTTTCCTTTTCAAACTTTTGCATTGCTTCAACTGAATTGAACCCCTTCTCAGACGCCTCTTTTTCGAGAGCTTCCTTCGCCTCAGCTTCACGTTTTTCCTTTCTTTCCTCGATTTCCTTAGCAACAATGGCATCCGCTTCCTTAACAAGTTCCTCCATTGGTGTATCTGGTTTTTCCTTCTGGAGACGTTCGAGAACTTCAGCTGGGTGACTGATTGGTGGTTCATCCGGTTTCGTATAATACTTCGAGTTTTCATCACCTGGTTTCGTAAAAGTTGAGGCACTTTCGACCATATCACGTTTACGTTCCGCGAACATGTGTGCCGCTTGTGCTTGATTTTCTTTGTATCCCGACATGAGTTCTTCGAGTTTTTCATTCGAATAGTGAACGTCTTCGATCTTTGTCGGATCAGGTGGGATTAACAACCACTTATACATATCAACAACGTAAATATCGAACGTCGCATCTTCTTTTTGAAGACGTTTAGCGTGCGATGCAGCCTCATCTCTAGAATTAAATGCACCTCGAATCTTAATTCCGAACTTATCGTTCTTTTGAGGTGCTTCCGGTCCTACGACGGAAAGGCATGCGTATAATTGACCGGGAACGGTCGTGTAATCTTGTTCAAGGGTCGACATTGTTTTATATGATTAAATAGTATCTTCTGTTTAAGCCTCTTACACTTAGGTTTTATATTTAATATATTTTATTAATGTGTATTCCATTTAAAAAAGAAAAGCGAATATAAATTAAATGGAGGAGATACGCAAGTACCATAACGAGTCTAAGCGTCTCCTCATCCAATCGGCTACCCGCGAAGGCGACAGTATTTTGGATGTAGGATGTGGATTCGGTGGTGATCTCCAAAAGTGGCGACACGCAGGTGCAAATATAAGCATGTGTGAACCAAACCCAGACTCACTTAAGGAGGCTAAGTCGCGCGCAAAGAACATGAAAATACGTGTCAATTTTTATGAAGGTGATATATTTGCGTGTCCACAAAGGAAATACGACGTCGTGTGTTATAACTTTGCGTTACATTATATATTCGAATCACCCAAGTTATTCGAGACGTCTTTGTTAGCAATTAAAAATAGAATAAAACCCGGTGGTCAATTCATAGGGATCATACCAAATTCAGATAAGATTATCATGAATACACCTGTAAAAGACGAATTAGGGAACTACTTTCTAATGAAACATACGAGTTCGGGGAACTTTGGGGAAAAGTTATACGTCCATTTAGCGGATACGCCGTATTATGCCGACGGACCAAAAGTCGAACCTATAGCGCATAAAGATATGTTATTCACGCGAATGGAGGATTTGGGGTTTACTTTAACATTGTGGGAAGATCTTAAAGGAAACACTGTTTCTGATTTGTATAGTAAATTTAAGTTTGTATATAAGAAATAATTACTTTTTATTAGTTTTAATATATTCTTCAGCTTTTTTAGGTTCGTGACATATTACATCACCGCAGTGGTCGCGGTTTTGGTACACAGAGTTTATAGACGTGAGTAGTTCACTACACGATTTTACCGCCCACCGTCCCAGAACAGGTCGTGGTTCGGGTTTCGTTAAAAAATCGATAAATTTACGTATCATTTCTACTATTTTTTCATGTTCATTTTTTATGTATGTTTATGATAAGATGATACTCATTATACTTCTACTTATCATAAACGTGTTATTATTCATATACACAAGGGAACCACAGGAATTAACAGATGTTCGTGAAAAATACAGGACACTCAGGGAACATCTTAAGGAGACTAATAATCAGAAATTCGAAATGTTATGTAAAGAAATTCCAATTACCGCACATCGATATACAAATGGGTATATAGGATATAATGTCAGTAAGGGTATGGGTATAGGTATATGTATCGATGGCAACCCTAATGAAATATTCCATGTTTTATTACACGAACTCGCACACTGTACTGTTGATGAATATTCACACAGTAAAGAATTCTGGAAAAATTTTAGTGAACTTAAAACGATGTGCGTTTCTTTAGGGATATACCGGGAAATACCACAGAGAACTGAATTTTGTGGTAAACACATCCAGGATAAATAATGTTTGGTATTAATAAAATGCAATCGTTCGGCGATTTAATGAAAGCGTATTTGTTACTGAACACTTTACTCGCGTCTTCGAGTGCCCCACTACTTTTAAACGATAAATGGTTAAATATGTTTATAATCATGGTCGTTACACCATTAGTCATCACGATATTACCACGTGGTGGTAATATAATTGGGCGTTTAGCTATAGATGGACCATTTTTAGTTATATCAACCTTATTGGGTATGGGTATGGTTGCGGGTATTTCACAAATAAACAAAAGATTTGAAAAGGATTTTAGAGATTATGGTAAAACTACGAAGAGTACTGGTACTGTTCTAGGACTTCGCGCAGTTGGTTTACTGTTCGGATTTCTCGTTTCCTATTTTATTTTTGGAAAGAGAATGTATAGACATTATAATGCTATTTAAGCATACTTTCTCGCAAGGTAAAAGGCGATCGCCGCGACCATACCGGTCGACGCTAAGCCGATTGCACTTCGGTGTCCTTGGTCGTTCAAAAACGATGGGACAAAGTTCGCAAGTTTTTCTTGAACCGGCTTACTAATTGCCACCGCAGCACACACAGCTACAATGAGTGCTTGAAACTGGTCATCAGTAAGGTTGAATGGATTTTTAGATTCGGATTTTTTTTCAGTCATTTGTTGTCCTACTGGTTGTTGTTGTTGCTGTGCCATCATCATTGGAGCTTGCATATGCATTTGTTCCATTCTTGGATCGGCGCTCATCATTGGTGGTTGGAGTGGTTCCTCGGCTTGGCCCATAATATCGGAAATCGAAGTAGAGTCCATCGTCTGTTTATTTTCACTCACATTTTTTTCGAGAGGGATATTCGGCACGAAGGACGTCCCTTGATTATTATTTAGAGATACCATACCATCGCCATTATCTGAGAGATTCATCGTTCTAACGTCTGTCGCCATTTATATGTACATAGTTTTTTGGTTTTAAATGATTACGCATCATTGTCCTGAAGAGTGTAGTTTGGGTATAAACACCCAAATGTTTTTATGATCCTGGGTAAATCGTTTAATTTATCGTAATCACACATATCGTTATCTATATAAACAGTTTTTGTATAATGACATACATCAACTAATATTCTATACCCATCATCACTATTACCCTGTGGTTCACCTATAGAACGATGTATATCCATATTAAGTTCATTATAAGCTGGATATACCATTTCAATATTTTTTGTACAAACTTGTGTGTACATTCGTTTAGCAATTGATCTTATCATTTTCTTTTAGTAACTTTAAAAGGTGTATTCTTTTTAACTGAATTTGGATCTCCTACTTTCATGTTTCCATGTTTTGGATTAAACATCTTTTTATGCGTTTGCCAATACTCTGGTGCACCAACCCTGAAGTTTTTACGAAGTGTCGCTTTATACCAAAAGACACAATCTTCTATTTTATTACTTTTAGATGTATTATCTAAAACCAAACATTCGTAATTTTCTGTGCATGAATCCATAACTTTATTAAACATCTCAAAAGATGGAAAAATACCAAAAAAGTTTTTAAACAGTTTTTCCCTATTTTGAATAATATTTTCACGTAAAATGAAGATGTAATCAATATTTGCCCTGAGCGCAGGTGGTAGATCCATACAGTACTGCATGGTTAACATGAAAAATATCTTCCAATGTCGCCCATTCATAAAGCATTGACGAATACATGTATCTTTCATAAACTTCGAATCATACATACAGTCATCTAAAAGAAGAAAGGCTCCACAATTTTGTTTACCCGCACCAACTAATCTTTTTTGTCTATCCATTACACGTTCAATAGCTTCTCTATCGTAATCACCGTATATGAATAAATCTGGTATATACTGTTGATAATAATGATTACCTTCTTCTGTTGCTGATAAAACTATACCCGCTGGTAAATGTTTTTTATGGTACAGAATATCAGTAACAAGAGTTGATTTACCCGTATTACGTTTACCTATAAAAACACAGACTTTATCGTCTGCCATGTTTTCAGGTTTGAATTTTCTCAACTGAAGATTCATCTATAATATCGTGTCGTTTTATTTCATAAAATTTTACTCACGTAAAGTAAGAATGGCTGGTCGATTAAACCTTGCTATCACGGGTATCCAGGACCAATGGCTTACTGGGGAACCCGAGTTTTCGTATTTCCTGATGAATTTTAGGAGACATACTAAATTTTCAATTGAATCTATCGAAACACCCTTTGATGGTGATATTGATTATGATGCATCGGTAGAATGCCGTATACCCAAAAACAAGGGTGACCTTATCCGAAGTACAATGCTTAAATTTACTTTACCTAAACCAACAACACCTGATAAATCATTTACGGTGACTGCTGCTGGTGGTCAGTACTTTATAGATGGTACATCAAAGGCAACGTTGACTTTATATGAAGGTACGACGTATACTTTTAATGTGAACGCATCTGGTCATCCGTTTAAGTTTTCATTAACACCAGATGGTAGACATAATGGTGGTTCTGAGTATCAAACTGGTGTGACTGGTGGTGGCACAGAAGTTGGTACTTTTACATTCGTCGTACCAGCGGATGCACCATCAACTTTATACTATTACTGTGATGTACACAATGGTATGGGTGGTCAGATAAACGTGAAAACGCTTCGATACCGTGATTCTATAGGTGCGCATATAATAGACCATGCCGATCTCGTTATTGGTGGACAAACTATAGAGAGAATAACGGGTGATTACATTTACATGTATGATCAGATACACAGTAATAAAGATGATATTGATCAAACACTCTACTTCTTAACTGGACATGGTAATTACATAGACGTAGCGTACGATTGGGATTATAGTGTATTCTTACCCTTTTATTTCTTTAGAAATCCAAGTTTAGCTATACCTGTATGTGCCTTAACAAAACAACTGGTAGAAATACGTATAAAGTTTAAAAAAGTTGAAGACGTCACATTGTCATACACGAGAACAGGTGGTGGTGTATCTGATCCACCGTCGAGTGTTTTGTCTTCTATTAAAAAGGTTTCACTTGTAACAGATTTCTTTTTTATTACAGAACACGAAAAGAATTTCTTACTTACACGCCCTGTAGAATACGTTATAACTCAACTCCAATTGTCACAATTTAAGTTTAAACCAGGTGAATCTAAAAAATCTGGTATGCTTAACTTTAAAAACCCTGTCAAAGAAATGTTTTTTATAGCTGTCAGTGATGACGTATACAAATATGAACCGATAAAACAAGTTACCATGAAATTTAACAATAACATAATCATAGATGCAGATAATTTAATGCTCAGTTACGAACAACCATTAAAGTATTATACGGGGGTAACAAGTAATAATTTTGGTGTCTATAGTTTTTCTTTGAAACCGGAAACGTATTACCCTACTGGTCAAGTTAACATGAGTAGAATAGCACATAATTTGATAGATATTGAACTCGATACACCAGACGCGAGTTTC